CTAATGGAATACCTACTCTTATTCATGATGAGATTTCTAAGTTTATGAAAGCTCTTAGACAAAAGTTTAAGAATGAATTGGATTTTGATGGTATTCGTTTCTTTGGTTGCGGTGAGTATGGCACTAAAGGCGAACGCGCCATCAATCCTCATTATCATATTTTGCTCTTTAATTGTCCTATTCCTGATTTACAAGAACGCCATCCGATTGTTGTTGATGGTAAGATTAAATGGATTTATCAATATGATGATCAAGGAAATAAGCTTCTTTTTAGCAAACTTGTTGCTGATTGCTGGAAAGACGAGAACGGTGTTTATAAAGGCACTGCTCAAATTGGTCAAGTTACTTTTGAAAGCGCTGCTTATGTTGCTCGTTATTGTATGAAAAAAGATGGTAGTAAGAATGATTTTCAGATGGCTGTTAATCTTGGTATTGAGCCTCAATATTTAAGGATGTCTAGACGTCCTGGTATTGGCTATGATTGGTATCAAGAACATTATGAACAACTATTCTTATATGATAATTATATTTTTAAACGTGGTGATAAGGCTATTTCTGTCAAACCTGGTCGTTATTTTGATAAACTTGTAAAAGAGAAAAGTGAGCAAGATTATTACGATTTAAAAGAACGTAGGCATCGTGATTTTTATGATCATATTGATTGCTTATCTTTTGAAGGTATTGATCTAGTTAATAACAACTTAGCTTGTGAGTTAGAAAAAGAACGTTGTGCTAAAATGTTAAAAAGAAAAGTTTAGTATTTACAAAGTCTAGACTTTTTTTTTATAATTTATTTAGGTTTACATAATGTTCAAATTTTTAAACAAGCTTATGATAAGAGAAGGATCTAAGAAAATCGGTATTGTTGCAAGTAAGCAAGATTTATTAAAACTTGAGTATTTGCAGGAAAAACTTGGTATGAAGCCGACTCAAATTTATCGTTTGGCTTTAGCTCTCTATTATAGAGAAGAAAGGAAGGTAGAAGACTAACTTCGCATAATGAACATTATGTGCAGTGGTCTAGAATTTTATGGATTTTGTTAAATTTTTAGTAGACTATTGGGAGTATATTAGTATTGCTCTTTTAGTTATTTTGGATGTTGTTATTCTCATTGTTAAACGTATTAAATTTAATGTCGAATTACCATCTAATTCTTATGAACAATTAGTTCAACTTGTTAATGAAGCTGAGGTTCAATTTGGTTCAGGTCATGGTTCTGAAAAACTTCAATATGTAGTTAAAAAATATTTTCAACAGAATAACATTTCCTGTCTTATGAATGTTCCGCTTCTTAAATATGTTCGAAATATTGTAGAGATTATTTTAAGTACTCCTACAAAGAAAGGAGGTTTTGGTCGTGAGGAAATTAAGTAGAAAAGCTAGTAAGAAAATTTTTAATTCTACTGCTAATCGCACTCGTGCCGCTAACTTAACTCCTCGTGTTAAACGTGGTGGTATTAGAGCATGAGAGTTATTGTTTCTAAGCTCATTGATGGCGAGATGAAAGTCGTGAAGGATGTTGAAGTTCTAAAGATTGAACCTGGTCCTCGTGGCGTTAGTTATTGGACTGCTGGTAATGGTGATAAAACCTGGAACTGGTTTGTTCGTTATGATGTTGGTACTCATATATGTATATTGCCGTAATTGAGAGGCCTGATTCCTCAACTTATGAACAGGCCTATAGTGATTTTGATGAGTTGTTAGACCTAAAGAGATTTTTAGGTCCTGATTATTGGATCGTAGATATTTACGATGGAAAGGTATGTTATGAAAAAACTTTATACTATTAGAGATGTTAAGGCTGGTTATGGTGTAACGCAAGGTGTTCCAGCTATTATTGATTTACCGAATGATCAAGTGGCCATTCGTGTATTAAAAGGTTCTGTTGCAAAAGGACAAAAACCTAATGCGTTAAATATTTATCCTGAAGATAAAGAACTTTGGTGTGTTGGTGAGTTTGATGATTTAACTGGCCGTATTAAGCCTTGTGATCCTTATCTTGTTGGACGTTCTATTGATTATTTAGATTCTGTGGAGGTAGAAACTGATGAATCTGATCAACCTAGCAAAACCGACAAAGCAGATTAAGAAATTTTATTGTTCTGCTGGTTCGAAAACTAAAGTCGTTTTTAAGTATGTTTACGATGAAAAATATGCTTGTCCTCGCCGAGTGGCTAACGGCGAAGTGTCTATTGATGATATGATTCAATCTTATGCTGACGATGTTGATTTTTCCGTTATGGGTAAAATGTTAGTTGCTAACAAAGATAATGTTTTAGATCATTTTATTCTTAATGGTGAAATCCAAGATGTTACTGGATTACCTCGTAACATTCACGAATATGAATATCTTCATAATAAGATGAAAGAAGAATATCAAAAATTGCCTACTGACCTTCAAAATATATTCGGCTCATTTGAAGGTTTTAGAAATGCTTGGAGTGAAAATCGTATTTCTTCTATTTTGGATACTTATTATAAATCTTTTGAAACTCCATCTGCCGATGAAGGAGAAAATAAATAATGGCTATTAAAGGCTCTATGAATAAAATGGTTACTAGTGCTAATCATATTGGATCTATTGGACGTACTGCTTTCCCTAGACATTATGATTTTAGAAACACTTTTTCCGCAGGCCATTTGTTCCCTATTTATGCGGATGAGGTTTATCCAGGATCTCAGAAAAAAATTGATGTTGGTGCTTTGGTTCGTTCCATAACTCCTCTCGGTCCTGTAATGGACAAATCGTTCCTGGATATATTTTTCTTCTACGTCCCATCAAGGCTTTTATGGGATCATTTTGAGGAATTTATCGCTGGTTATAATAAAGAAGCTTGGACGCAAGGTGTTGAATATAAAAAGCCTCGTATTATTTTCCACATGAAAAAAGAAGATGCTAAGCCTTCCGGTGAATCTTTAAATGATTATTTACATTCTTTTTTAGATTTTTTACCAAGAGCTTGTGACGTTGTTGCTCTTAGAGGTTTACAATATGAACCTGCAAATACTTCTGATGAACAAGAAGCTATTTGGGAAGAAAGATTAAATAATTTTATGTGGATTGATGCTCTTTATCCTCGTGCTTATTGTAAGATTTGGAACGACTGGTTCAGAGATGAAAATTTACAAGATGAATTAGAACTTTATACTGGCGATAATGATGAGTATGCTGAGGAGTTTGCTTTTGATTTATTAGATTCTGATGATTTACCTAAAGCTGCGAAATATCATAACAGATTTACTTCTGCACTTCCTGCGCCTATTAAAGGTCCTGATGTTTTAATTCCAATGACCGGTCTTCAAGTTGGCTTTTGGCCTACTGGTACTGGTACTGCTTCAGCTGGTTCTCAAGCTGCTATTACCTCAGGCACTTCTATTGATTCTGATGAATTTACTCAGCTTAAAATGAATGGTAGTGTTACAGGTGTTAGTGGAAACAAAGTTGTTGCTAATAACGTGTCTAATACCATCCGTATGTTACGCGTTGCCGTGCAAACCGAGAAGCTATTGTCAAAGGATGCCCGTGGCGGCACTAGATTCGTTGAATCGATCCTCTCTCATTTTTCTGTTCATAATGGTGATGCTCGACTTCAAAGAAGTGAATATTTAGGTTCTACTCAAATTCAATTACAAGTTCAACAAATTACTAATACAACTCAATCTGATGATGCTTCTTTAGGAAATGTTGGAGGTCAATCTGTTACTAGATTTAATAATCATGTAGTCAATGCCACTTTTTCTGAATGGGGTATTGTTTTAGGCCTTGCTGTTGTTAGAACTAATATTTCTTATTCAGGTGGCGTTGCTGAAATGTATCAAAGAAGAACTAGATTTGAGCATTTATGGCCTGAATTTAAACATATTGGAGATGTCCCTTTATTGACTCGACGTCTTGAGGTTGCTGCTACTTTATTTGATGATCCTGATCATGTTTTTGGCTATACTCCTTATTTTAGTGAAAAACGTGAAGGCATGAACTTTAATACTGGTTTATTTAGATATAAAGCTAACGGAAATTTGGCGTATTTAACTTATCAAGAACGTTATGATCTTGTAGATGGCCTTCCATCTTTAAGTGGTGATTGGATTGAACAGCCTACTGATATTGTTTCTGAAACCTTGGTTAGTCAAACTGGACCTCAATATTATGCTCTTTGGGAAATTGAGGAAACTGCTATCGAACCTCTTGATCCTACTTCTGATCCTGGCTTGATGGATCACTTCTAGAGAGGTGTTCTTATGCCTTTATTGAATTCTGTTTTAGGCAATAGCGGCTCTGTTAACACTGGTTTTCCTTTAGGCAATATTGGCTCTGGTATTTCTAGCTTATTTTCTAGCTTTGCTGATCATCTTCAAACTTCTGTAGGCCAAAATATTGATAATCTCTCTACAGGAGTTAGTGATGCTTTAGCTAACTATAATGTGGATTCTGATATTGTTAGTGATGTTCCTCAAGGACTTCAACCACAAGCTTACACTATTAGTCAGTATATTAATGCGCATCCTGGTGCTTCTGCTGAACAGATTCTTAATTATATGGCCAAACATAGTGATGAGTATGCAGAGATGTATATGAATTATTTACTTGAACAAGGTCAGCTTGATGCCGCTAATGCTTACACAGCTGAAAGAGAAGATACTGCTTATCAACGTCTTGTACAAGATTTGAAAGCTGCTGGTCTTAATCCTGCTATGATGTATGGATCTTCTGCTGGAACTTATGCTGGTGGTTCTCAAGGCTATATTAAAATGTCAGAAGGTGCATCTTCTCGTGATTTTACTAGAAATAAACAACTTCAAGAACTTATTCTTAAAACTCTTGTTTATGAACTTCAAACAAAGAAATTTGCTATGAATAGCATCCTCTCTCTTTATGGTTCTAATTCAGGTCTTTTAGGTAAGATTTTAGGCGCTGTTCTATAGGGTTTAGGACTTCGTATGCGTAAACGCACCGCTTCTCAACTCCTTTTGATTGACTTCATTATAGAGTAGCTTGCGTTTCGTATAATGGCGGCGTTGCCTTGCTCGAAAGAGCGAGGCTCACCGCCGCCTGGTTGTGTGTTTGTATAGCATCAACTTCTCTGTAGAACTTTTGAATCCTGATCATTTACATCGAAGTTTGATTTTTTAAATATAATTTCGCAGAGAAGAACGTAGTGGTTTCGATAAGAAATTTCTTTAGAAAATTAAATTTACAGAGTGAATTGCATCGCAAGAGAGATGATAAATCTCTTTAAAGAAGTTGATATAAGTGTTTGTTGGCGGCGGTGAGCTGAGCGATGGATTCTGAATAACTAAGCCGCCATGATGTACATATACGTAAGCGTACACTCGTCCGTACGTGTTCTCGATGTAATAAGGACGAGTGACTTATGGATAAATAGAAAGCGAGGTAAAAATAAATGAGTTGTTATCATCCTATGGTCTTGATCAAGACTTCTGATATGACTGATCCTGTTCAACGTGAAATTGCTTGGCGTTTGAAGATGGATCATCTTGGTGACAATCGTTTTAAGTCTTCTAGTACTTTAATTGTGCCTCGTGAAGTTGCTATACGTGAAGGACTTACTTTAAAAGACAATAACGCTATTTTAATTCCTTGTGGTCATTGTATTGGCTGTCGATTAGATTATTCTCTTTTATGGGCTCAGAGATGTGTTCATGAAGCTGAATCTCATGAGTATAATTATTTT